AATCAGGGAGCCGCCAGGGGTGAAGGATACGGAGGCCGCGTCCCCTAGGGAGGGCATCGGCAGGGCGACCTGGACGGCCCCAGAGAGGGCGTTCAGCTGCGAGGCATAGATGGGCGACCCAGCCTCGAAACGAGTGTTGAAACGCGAGCCGCCGCCGGAGAAGCCAACGTCATCCATGTCAGAAGATGGGGTCCTCCATCTTGCCGTAGATGTCGGTGTCCCAGCCGATTTGCCCGCCGATCATGATGTCGTAAGTCACCTTGATGGCGCAGTAGTTGTCGGGCTTGCCGATGGGTTCGGGGACCGCGTTGGTCAGGAGGCAGATTTCGGGCGAAAGGGCGCCGATGGCATCGTTGGGGGTGACGAGCTTGTTGAGGTCGCCGGAGCCGTTAAGGACGCGGCCCACTCCATTGACCATTAGGGCCGACCTGTACCCGTTCTCTGGATTGAAGAAGATTTGCCCGCGCACGCAGACCATCGGGCGAAGGAATTGACGGATGCCGGCCTTCTTGTTCGGGGCGGCTACCGGGTTATTGGAGACGCCGAATCCAGCGAAGGTGAATTGGGGCACGCCATTGGGCTGGGGAGGAGCCATGGCAAAGATGGCGTTGTTCTGGGGGGCGTCCGGGGTTCCCGCGAGGATGTTCTCGGAGATGGTCGGGTCGGTGATTTTGGTGAAATTCGGGTGGGTCTCGATGGGCTGGGCGGTCGTGTTTGCGGGGCCGGTGATCTGCGCGTCGGTGTAGCCGTCGGGGCGGTTGATGCCCATGTAGTCGACGGCGATGATGGAGTAGTTGCCGACCTGAGCCGTGATGGTGCCCTTGTAGGACTTCAGGGTGAAGCCTAGGTCGTCGGGATAGTTGACGCCCCCGGAGTAGTATTCAAGGGCGGCGGCGATGTTGAGAGGGTCGGAGTCGACGGCGAAGGACAGTTGCGCTTGGACCAAGCCGTAGGCGTCGAAATGCAGGAGGCCGCTCGGCTGACGGACGCCAGGGGAAGCGAGGTTCTCGCCGTAGTATTGGGGGAGGCTCATTTATTTGGCTAGGTTGGCGGGCGGAAGCGGCTTCATCGGGCCGGCGTCCTTGTTGGCAATTTTCTCCGTAGCCTCGGCGGTGCGGCGCGTGTTGTCCTCGATGCCCGAGGAATAGAGGCCGGAGAGGACGGAGGAGACGTCCCCGCCGCCGATCTGCTGGAGCGAGGAGGCCGCGAGCACGGGGGTGGCGGAGGAGAGGAAGCGAGACTCGCCGAGTTGCTTCTTCTTGAACCTTTCCTCCTCAAGGGAGGCCAATTCGGCATAAGACGCGATACGACCAGAGGTCAGCCTGTTGGCCTCGCCAAAGCCCTTGTCGGCCCTGTTCTTGTAAAAGTCGGCGACGTCTTGGGCGGTGATGCCTTGGGCGGCGGCGTTCTTGAGGATGGCGTCCGCGAATTCCTTGAATTTCTCGGGCTTGAGTTTGCTCGGGCTTTCGCCCTTTAGGCCGACGTCCTCGGCGGCTTTCAAGGAGATGTCTCGCATCTTCTCGGACTGTTCAAGTTGCCCGAGGGTGGCGAAGGAGGCCCCGACGGTCTCGCGATAGAACATCTTCTCGCCCCGCTCAATCGTGTCGTTGACCCGGCGACCGCGTCGGACGGCCTCCTCGCTGTAAAGTTGCATCAGGCGGATGCGCTCGCGGATGGCGTCGTTGCCCTGCCGCAGGATGTCCACCATGCTGTTGCCGGCCTCCCCGAAGGCGGCGGTCGCCTTGGCGGCGGTGACGACCTCGTTGCCGTTCTTCTTGAAGCCCTCCCCGAGCTTGTAGACGATGTCCAGGGCCTTGATTTGGCCCGAGGTGACTTCCTTTTGAGTGAAGCCCATCTGGCGGAGGGCCTCTTGCGAACCCTTGTTGCCCACGGCGGCCTGAGCGACAAGTCGGTTGGCGTTCTGGACGGCCTTGCCCATCTGATCCATGGACAGTCCGGCGAGCTTGCCCATCTCGGCGAACTGCTGGAGGTCGGTCGAGGAGATGCCGAGGGACTTGGAAAGGACGTCCAATTCCGCCATCTCGCGCAGTTGCTCGCGGCCCTTGGTGTAGAGGGTCGAGGTGATGTTTTGCAGGGAGAAGACGGAGGCCAGCGAATTAGCCAAGGACTTGCTGAAGTCGGACACCCAGCCCTGCATCGCCGTCCCGGCCTTCGTGGCGGCATCGGAAGCCCCCTTGGCTAGGTCGGAGAAGTCCCCGCCGAATTTTACTTTGACGTCGTCAGCCATAAATCAGTTTGCCCTAGGGTTGGGGTTCTCGGCGGCGGCGGCCTTGCGGATGCGCTCCTCGGCGAGGTAGCGTTGCATGGCGTCCCACTCATCGTCGGAGACGACGGTGATGTCGGAGCCGTTCGCCTGGACGTGGGCGATGTGGAGCCAGATGGCCTCGGCTTCGGGCATCGTCCAAGCCTCCTCGGTCGTGCAGCCGTTGCGGATGAGGGAGGCGACCACGACCAATTCCCAAGGCGTCCCGCTGGACTGGGAGGGCTTGGAAGCCTTTTCCCAGAAACGGGGCCAGAGGGCCTGAGCCTCGAAATAAACCATCAGCTTGGAGGCTTCCTCGATAAGGGCCTTCTGGTTGCGGCGCAGCTTGGCGGCCCACCAAGCCTCCTTCCATGACGGGGGCCGGCGGATTTCCTCGACGTTCCGCGAGGACAAGATGCGGACGGCTGCCACGAGGTCGGCCCCCGTCATTTCCTTGTCCCGGGCTAGGGCGGGGGAGCCGATAGCGGTCAGGGCTACGCGGTGACGTAGGCTGAAGGGCAAAAGACGAGTCCCGCAGACCTCGATGGTCGGCGGGAGCATCGTCGCCACCTTGATCCAACGGTTTTCCACGTTGGGAAGGTCCGTTGGAGGTTAGGCGATAACGACCTGCTGATACTTGGTCGCCTTGACGGTGTACTTCCGAAAGCCGGTGTTTTCGCCGGTGTTGGAAATAGTGTCCACGATGTACTTGACGCTGTCGAAAGTCACCGTGTAGCCAGCCTGGGGCTTGGTGCCGCCGGGCTTGAGGATGCCCATGAAGGTCAGGGCGTTGTGGAGGTCGTCCTTGCGGACGGTGCAAACGCGGCCCAGCGCGTCGAGGACCTTCACGTCCACCCCGCAGGAGTCGTCGATGCCGTCGCTCTGGATCGTGATGAAGTCCTGGGTGATGTCCAGGAGTCCGAAGGTGTGGTCCGTTCCGTAAGTCTGGGGGAGAGCCATGGCGCTTGGTTATGAGGTGACGCGGCAGTCAAGAAGCCGTGGGATAGACGGCGAAGAGGGTGTAAGAGATGAGATTGCCCCAGCGGCGGTCGGCGACGCCTTCCTCGTCCGAGGAGAACCACCCGTGATACAGTTTGCCCTGCGTCCAAGCGGCCTTGAGGCCGGGGAGGTCCTGCATGATGGCTTGGACCGCCTCCACGCGCTGGCGGTGTTCCGCAAGGGTCGAATCGTCGGCGGACGAATAGACGTAGATTTTGACGGTCAGCTCGAAGTTGCCCAAGGGGTAGCCCCCGAGGTCGGCGGCGGGGCGGGCGGACTCGGCGTGAAAGATGATGATGGGGACCGAGCGGATTTCGTCGGTCTGGCCCGCGTGGAGCTGGACACCGGGGAGGTCCGTGGCGAACTGGGCGAACCGGGCGACGAGCGACTGCTCGGCGATGGAGCGGATGGCGAGGGGGGTAGGCATAATGGGATTAGTGGAAGCCGCTGCGGGTGCCGCCGATGAGGCCCTTGGCGGTGGCCTCCCAGAGGGTCAGGCCCTGCTTCTTGAGCTCCGCAGCCATACGGACGCGCATCGCGTAGGCCCGGTGGTTAAGGGCCATGCGGAGGTTGGCCTCGTTGTTCAGCTTGTTGCCGATGAGGTTGCCGACCGTAATCTCGGGCATCTTGGGCTTGTCGGCCTCGTCGATGGCGATGGCGTTGACGGAGGCGGCGGAGATACGCGCCCAGGCGGGGAAACTCTCCTTGGACCTGATCCTTGAGGCGGCGTGGTAATAGGCGGACTTGAGGAAGCCGACCTGTTTCTGCTTCTCGCGGACGTATCGCTTGAGGTCGGATTCCTTCTCAACGATGGCAAAGGGTTCCTTGGACTTCCGGGCCGAGGGCTTCAGGCCGCCGCGTCCATTGTCGAGGCGCATGGAGGTGTGGATGCCTTTCATCTTGGAGGTGTCCCCGGAGCCGATGAACTGCACCTGTTTCTTGCCTCCGTATTTGGCTTGGAAAGCCTCCCAGCGCATCTTGCGGACGGGGTCGCCACCGTTGCGCCTTCCCCACATCTTGAACACGGCAGGGTCGCCGATGGAGGCCACTTGTTCCTTGGTGGCCCGATTGAGGGGTCGGAAGATGGTGTAGAGGGAGTCGTTGACGTTGCGGAGACCTACCTTCTTGGAGTCGGCGGTGGCCCCTTGAGCCGGGCTGGTGAAGGGGCGGGTGTATTTCACCATGTCTTGGCAGAACAACCCAGCCTGTTCCCGCACGACCTCGCCGAACGACTTGCCCATGACCATGGAGAAGTCGTGGAGATGGGCGAGGAAGGCGGCGGCGTCCACCTCGACCCCTTTGGCGACCCTGATGCCCATCGGGTCAGGCCGGGCCGGCCTTGGCTTGGACGCGGCAGATTACCCAAGCCGAATTCGTGCGCGGGTTGATGGCGACGATGCGGAAGTCCTTCCCGACGTAGTTGATGAGATTCCCCTTCACAACGACGCCAGGGTGGGCGGCGATGTCGTCGACGTGGAACTTGACCTCATAGGAAGCGGAGTCGAGGAAGCCGCCGGTCTCCATGTCCTGCTGGATCATGGGGGCACCGAGGAGGACGTTGAAGGCCGTGGGGGTGCCGTTGGCGTGGCGAACCGTGACCGCCTTGGGAATCTCCGCAAGGATGTCCAGAGCGTCGGCCTTCCATTCGTCTTGGATGCTCCCCATGAGGTGACGCGGCAGTCAAAAAAAAGACCCCCATCGCTGGGGGCCTTTGACCGACCGCCTTGAGGGCGGCTTAGAGGTCGGAGATGACGACGCGGAGGGCGGCGTCCGGGTTGCCCACGGAGGCGCCGGTGATCCACGAAGCGGAGATGTTCGTGGTGCCCTTGGACCAGTCATACCACTGACGGAGGGCGAAGGCGAACTTGGAGTCTTCGTCCTGGACGGTGATCTGCTCGCCACCGCCGGTGGTCGGGGCAGCCGGGACGCGGGTCACGATGACGTGGCCTTCGCGGCAGCTCAGGATGCCATTGAGGTGCTCCGTGTAGGTCGTGCCGGAGGTCGGGAAGCCGTTGTACTCGTAGATGTCGATGGAGTGCAGACGACCGACCTTGCCGTCGCGGATGACGGAGGTGTCACCGATGGACAGGTACTGGGCGACCGAGGCGTCGGCGAGGAGCTGACCGAAGGCGTCGGGGGTCAGGAGCATCGAGCGGCCTTCAAAGGGAAGGTTCGCCTTGGTGGCGGCCTGATTGGCGGCGGCGACGGCGACGCGGTTGAAGTTGGCCTTCGTGCCGGAGTAGGCGATGCCGGCGAAATTGGCGGCGGTCGTCTTGCTGATGACGGAGTCGAAGAGCGACTTCACCGTGGCGTTAGCCATCGGGGCGATGAACACGCGGCGAAGCATATCCAGGCTGATGGTGGCGACTTCGGTGTCGGTGAACGCGGCGCTGACGTAGTTGTGGTCGGCGAGCGTGATG